CGCCTACAGGCTTGTCAGCGTAACAGGGGATTACGTGCCGCGCATGGCAACCCCAACAGGCTTCAGGCGGCGCAGTCAAAGAATGCTGGTCGTAGACCCCAATGCAACCGGAGACGAGGCAGCTTGGGTCAAGGCTCGTATGCAATCCACCCTGCGACCCGGCCCGCTGACACGCTTTGGACAGGCTGTTGACGAGGAACAAGCCAGGGGATTCTCCGGGTCCGAATGGAGCTTCCAGGCGTACAAACGACGCAGCAATCGGGGCGGATATCCGAACCGAGGCACGCCGAATCGAGGGACACCCAACAGCGGACGGCCGTAAGCAAAAGTTCAGAAAGAACCAACGAAAGGCAGACCACCAGCCATGCGAATTGATTACCCCGGCAAATACCTAGCCCGTGACGACAGGATCGTGGATATCTTTCGCGTGGACCGAACCACCGCCGTCGGGCGACATCCAGACGACGCCCAAGCGATGGTCTGGGATGCCTACACGGGTGAAGCCATTGGGCACGATCTGCGACACTCCCTGGTCAAGCCAGTGCCGCCAGAAGCCAACAAACCGAGTAGGAAAGCGGGCAAGAAGCCGCTATAATAGGCCCAAACATCGACCCATCGACGTAACCATAGACGGGGTTCGACAGGTCCGGCCAAGGAACTCCGTTATGCCAAATTATGACTTCACCCGTCCAATCGACCTAAGCTCCCTTCCGGCGAGCGTCATTCTTGCCAACGCACAGGACCCGGCAAGGCAAATCGAGGGCGCACCTCCCATCTTTGGGCAAGATATCGTTCCGCACTACTACACGGCCACGGGGTACGTCGGGTCTGCTGCACGAGCCTACCCAATTGATGATGAAGCTACGCGAAACAGCGTCGAGAACGCCGAGCGAATGCGCACAGAATCGGCGATCATGGAGTGCCTTGAGGCGCGGATGCGAGCAACGGCATTGCTCAAGTACCACGTCGTACCCGAGAACGAAAAGTCCCCGAAAGAGATCAAGCTCGCCCAACTTCTGACCAAACTCCTGGAACGAATCCCGTACTTCACAAAGTACCGATACGCCCTAATGGAGGCCCTTTGGTTCGGAAAGTCGTGCAACGTCAATACGTTTGGCACAGAGCAGGTAGGTGACCAGTACCGCACAGTCATTTCCGACTGGTCCCCCAGACACGGCGACAAGCTCATGTTCCGCTACTCGGACGGAACGTTCAAGTACAAGCCTGGTCAGCTCGGCATTCGGGTTCACGCGGCCTTCTTCGCCAACATGCCACCCAAGCTGCAAAACCTGCCATACGACCAGCTGCGCATGAAGGTGGAAGCCACCCAGTACGGCTTGGTGTATTGGTTTGATGACTATGAGCGCGACACAATGGTCGTCCACAAGCACATTGTGGAAGACGGACCCTGGCATGAACCGAGAATGATGGGCCGGGTCATGGGCGTTGGAATCCGAGACCGGATCTACTGGACTTGGTATGCCATGAACGCCCTGTTGGCGGATTTGATGACGTTCGTCAGCCGCGCTGCCCTGGGCGTCAGAATTTGGCGGTATCCGTCGGGAAACGCCAATTGGAAAACCGCCGTCGAAAGCGCCGCCAAGAACGCCATCGCTAACGGAGTGGCGGACATCCTGTTCCCGGTTGAACCCAACGAGTACGCCGGCATGTACGGCGTGGAGCAGATTGAGCCTGGGATCACCGGCGCACAGATGATCCGCGAGCTGATCGAAAACTTTTTCCTGAAGAAGATCAAGAAGTACATCCTCGGTCAGTTACTCACTACCGAAGCTGAATCCACGGGCATGGGCGGCGGGGTGGCGGCGGCGCACATCCAGACGTTTTCGGATATCGTGCGATTCGATGCGGCGAACTTGGGTGAGACGCTGACCCGCGAGTTACTGCGGAAGTTGCAGTACGAGAATGCGCGGGATTCGATGGGGTGCTATCCGAGACTAGAGCTTCAGACCGATGAGCCAGATGTGCAAAAGAGATTAGCAGCCATAAGTTCGATTTACCAAATGGACTGCCCCGTGAGGGTGGCTGACCTATACTCTTTTACGGGGATGACGCCCCCCGAACCAGGGGATGAGGTCGTGACCGTGAGTACGCAGCAGCTTCGCCAAACCAAGGCTATGAATAACTTAAATATGGAGATGCAAGAAAAGCAAATGAGGCTGCAACAAACGATCCAGATGGAAACCATGCAGCAGCAGGCCGCGATGCAGCAACAAATGGGCACACCTCCCGAAGCTGCCCAGGAACAGGGCCAGCAGGCCCCACAACAGCCTGCCGGCCAACCCGAAGAAAAGGCAGCCCTGTCCCAGGATGCGACGCCACAGAGCGACCAGGAGGCCGTTACGTGGTTTCGGACGGGGAAGTGGAGTCAGCAACAACTGGAGGACTATGCTCTGGCGAAGTCGTTTTCGCCGACACTTTCACTTTAGGTCTTCTGCTGGGCGTGGAGACCGCCTTTGATTCAGACCAGCCAAGACTTAGCCGAGAGCAAATTGCAGCAGAACTAATTCCAAGGATCTTTGCCCATTCTGTTATCGAATGAGTTTGTCCGTCATGGGTAATCAAGTGAAGTCCAGTTCGCCGACATTGACCCGCATGATTGGACGGCTTCGTAATCGCGTCTTGCACGGTCCAGCCGCGATCCAGCCTGCCAGCGAGTGTCGTTACCGAAATGCCTGCCCTGCGAGCCCATTCAGTAAGCGTGCATGTTTCGCCGCCGTGCGTGATGAAGCGAGTCACGGAGCGATTGATGGACTGTTCCTGCTTGGTGGCCCACCGGCAATTCGCGGTGTCGCCGCGAGAAAGACATTCCTCACATTTTCCGCAGGTGTACCCCTTCGCGTTTACAATTCGGTCGATCGAATGCTTTGGGCTCGGTTTGTCGCCCATGTCTTCGTAAAACGCCTCGAACGACTCCATCCATCGCTTGCAAACATGGATGTCACCATTGGCATAGCACGGCTCTTTCGACTTGCCTTTGCCGCGATACGTGATTCCAGACCAGCAGCTGTAAATTGGATCGCGGGACATGCCGTGACCACTAATACAGCCACAACTTTTTTCGCCGCGCATGAGCCGGTAGGACGTGATGATCTTGGTTGTTCCGCAGTCACACTGGCAGATCCAACTGTCTTCTGCCGCATCCACGTCTTTTTTGATCAGCAACAACCTGCCGAGCCTTGCGCCGTCGAACAAGTCTTGTGCAGGCACGTAAGGCGATTTAGAATTGCGTTTAGCCATGAGAAACCTCCGTTCAGGTGTAAGTGGCAAGAGCCAGCAAGGGCGCACCATACGCCCCCTGGCTCGCCTCATTTTACAGCGTACAAAGGGCCAGTTCAATGCCTGATCTGAACCAAGACGAACAACGCCGCTACTCCTGGTACGCGAGATTTATGCAGCAGGCTGGGGCCGCGCCCAAGTCGTTTGACGAATGGCGGAACCTGTTCAACCAGCAGCGTATCGACGTATCCCCCCAAGGCACCGACCGCATCGACGGCAGGATAGAGGCCGGAGAACTAGCCAAGAATGCTACTAGTGAGGCAACCTACGAGATCCAGCGTCAAGCCACGAACCCGTGGGACGGCTTCTGGGAATCGTTCTTCAATGCGGCCAGGGGCGGGTCACCAGAAGTCCAGAATGATCCGCTGCCCGAAGTCCCCGACGAGCAGGCATCTGCCCCCGCAGAAGTTCAGGCTGAACCGGAGCCAGAAGTTCAACCTGAACCTCGACCAAAAGTTCAGAATGATCCGCTGGTCACAACCCTGTCCGAAATCATGGATCAGTACGTTCAAAAGCAGCGGACCATCCAGGAGTGGACGCAGGACTTGGACCGTGCCTTGCGGCGACAGTCCTTGGCAAGAGGATTTGACCCAACAGCCGACCGGCACCACTTGGTCAAGCAGTTGGGGGACGCCCTGGACCACGAGATGCTCGTTGCACAATTGACGGACATGCTGGACATGAGGTCGTCCAGCTACTCGGCGGATGATGAGATTGATTTGGGGGCAGAGCCGGATCGGTATCCGGAGCGCGATGAATACGCAACTTCAGAGCCTCCGATTGTTCGGTTTCGGAAAATGGCATCTAAGATTGAGTCGTCACTTCCTCCAGTAGCCGAAGGAATGACGAGGCTGTGGCGAGGAAACAGGCCCGATGAAGTTGGGCACAATCCACAGTTCACCAACTCCCTAGAAGGCATCGCACTTCCGTTCAGACAAGCCTACAATGGGCCATTATCCTACGTGGACGTGAGTTCGTCAGATCTTCCCAGCTATGAACAGAACGTTGGAGCTGCACCGGGCGCAGAGTTCGTTGTTCCAGGCCACATCGCATCCCAAGCCAAAGTGGTCTCGCACGAAGACTATGCGCTAGATCAAGATCTCGACCAATATGCCGCCCTAAGCTGGAACCCCATCATGCACCCCCGAGGCGGTCCCGGCAATCCCGGCCAATTCACCAGGAAGATCGGCGTTGACCCTGATGCGATGAGTTCACCGGAACCCGGTGGCCCCGGTATGGAATCGGACGAACCGCAGGCAATGGTCGCCCCGCCACTGCCACCGGCCCGTGCTGCGGTGGCCCGTGTAGACCTCCCCGACGAGATCAACAACAAGGTCCAGGAACTCGCCGCGCACATCCCCGACTACCTCCTGGATGGTGAAGGCCGGACCAAGGACGCCCACATCACCATCAAGATGCTCGCCGACGACGATCCGAGTCAGATCGCACCTTTGCTTCAAGACGAAGCCCCATTCCGAGCCGTACTCGGACAGGTGACGGTCGTGGACGCCACGGAAGCGAGACCGTTCGACGTGGTGGCGATCAAAGTGCATTCACCGGCCTTGAATCGGTTGCACGCGAAGCTGTCACGAGCCTTGGAAGGCATGAGAGCGACAAACAATTATGCTCCCCATCTGCGGGTTGCCGACGTTCAGCCAGGGACAGCAGACCGATGGATTGGATGGGACGGCTTGGAAGGCGAATCGGTCATTGTGGACAGTCTGACGTTCGTGAATAGGAATCACGAGGCGCACAAGATCCCTTTGCAAGGGCAGAAGGGGGAGTACCAGCTTGACCGACCAGAGCAGTACGCAGCCAAGCAGTTGTCGATGTTCGATGCGCCGGTGCAGAGTCAGCCAAGGGCCGCAGCACCGCTGCCACAGAAAACATCGACACCTCTTTTGGATCGTCCAGTAAGCGGAGCATCGAGGCCAGAAGATCAGCCGCTCTACGAGCCGCCAGTACAGAAACCATTGTCGCAGGCGAAGTCGGGAGCCTCGCCGCTAGGAACAATTTCCGTTCCCCGCGCAAAGGACAGAGAAAAGACCCTGCCGCCAGAAGCACCAAAGCCACAATCACTGTTCTCGGACGAAGAGATGCACGAAGCCCGTCGCATCTCACCTCGTTCGCAAATCATGCCTTCACCAAAGGAGAAACCAAGTGGACCCGATGACGGACCAGACTTTGGATCAGTATCAGACACAGACGAGTCAGCAGGACAATCCGGAGGATTGGGATCTGGAGTACCTGACGGGGGAAGCGATATTGGACGGCCTTGGATCGCTCCATCCGTTCGCACGGCCCGACCCGAATATACCCATCCCGCCGATACCTCGATCGTTCCAGAGGTCTTACAACGACATCTGACCTATGAAGATGCTGGAACCATCGACCCTGCGACAGGATCGCCAGTGAAGTTGGATTACCAGCTTCAACGCACCGCCAAGGCGTTTACGGCAATGCGTACTCATGGGGGGTTCGTAGACGCATCTGGCCCTGGGACCGGGAAAGCTGCACCGCTTGATTCTCTTTTACTAACCCCAGACGGTTGGAAGCGAATGGGCGACGTGAAAGTAGGTGACGCAATCATCTCAGTGGATGGTACACCAACGGAGGTTACTGGCGTTTACCCTCGCGGAATTCGAGACATATACCGCATCACCATGAGCGACGGCGCAACAGCTGAAACGTGCGACGAGCACCTTTGGTTCACTGAAACGGTCGGCAACAGGAAGGTTGGGAAAGAAGGCTCTGTTAAGCCGTTGTTGGAAATCATGAAATCAGTGCGAACCAAGCAGGACCAAAGACTTAATCACAAAATCCCGATTGTGTCTCCAGTGCAATTCACAGACAAGCCGGTTCCCATCGACCCATATCTCATGGGATTACTGCTTGGCGATGGATGCTTAGTATCTCATTCTTCAGTCTCCATCACTACAGCAGACAAAGAGATCGCTGACGCTGCGGCAATCTCCTGTCCGCCAGGAATGCAACTCAAGCGAGCAAGCAGTGAAGCAAGTCTAGCCTATTACTTCACAAAAATAATCAAAAATTCCCATACTCCAAATCCACTCGTCTCATCGCTCAGGGCATTTGGTCTCATTGGGAAGCGTTCCCGCGACAAGTTCATTCCAGATGACTATCTGTTTAATTCACCAACGAAACGACTGGCGGTCCTTCAGGGCCTGATGGATACAGACGGAACAATATCTGCCAATGGATACTGCGTGAGCTACTGTTCTGTGTCAAAATCCCTTGTGGATGGCGTTATTTTTCTGGTCAGGTCGCTTGGCGGAATCGCAACCCATACAACAAAAATCCCCAAGTATCAACACAACGGCCAAAGACTGTACGGTCAACTCTGTTACATCGTCAATATCGCAATGCCTCCCAGCATCGTCCCATTTAGGCTTCAGCGAAAAGTGGCTCGCGTTGTTCCGAAAAGCAAGTACCCGCCAACCCGCTACATCACCAATGTTGAGTTTGTCGCAAAAAAACAATGCCAGTGCATCACGATAGATCATCCGTCTCGACTCTATGTCATGGACGACTTTATCGTCACGCACAACAGCCGCGTCCAGTTGGCTGCCGCCAAAATGTGGGCCGATCAAGGCATGAAGGCCATCATCGTCACCCGCAAGCAGGTCATTGGTGCAAATTGGGACATGTTCACCTACGGCGGATCATTCCACAAAGACGGAAGCATCATGGATGCGGATGCGCCGGGAACGCTGCCGAAACTCCTGGACGGCCAGCGAGTAGTCCCTGAAATCGGCAACAGCTACATTACGACCTATGACAAGCTGCCGTCGCTTCTTCAACACGTCGATAATGACACGGTGATCTTGTTTGACGAATCCCATTCCGGCAAAAACGAAACTGCCATGCGGTCGAATGTCATGGACGAAGCTGCACATAAGGCGCATTCAGTCATGTACTCGACGGCTACCCCAGCCGACAAACCCCTGCACATTGCTCACATGTTCCGCGCCAAGGTGTTCGGCAATCGCCCGCCAGAAGAGACATACAAGGAACTTGGCCTGAAAGAAAGTCGGCACACCGACAAGGAAACAGGCGCTCAATGGTCAGAATGGAAGATTGACCCAAAGATCGGCGGCATTGAAGTGCATCGCCGGTTAAACGGCCTGTTCAACCGGATGACCAAAGAAGGTTTGATGGTCAAGCACGAGATTGACCTCACTGGCACCGAGGCGCACTTCAAGACCGTTGAACTTCCGGACTACGCCTACGACGAGCTTGCCAACTTGGAAGACAATCTGAGCCACGGATTAGGCATCAAAAACATGACTGGCGGTGCCAAGGGGCGTGCCCTTCTTGCGATGCGCCGTCACCAGGAAACCTACAAGATTCCGGCAATCATCGAGCACGTCCAAAACGAACTCGCCGATGACCCCAATCGGCAAATTGTCATCTTTGCTGACCGGATCAACGAGTCCAAAGTCACAGGTGAATCAGGTGAGATGGTTCACTATAGCCAAGGGACCATCAAGATGCTGGCAGACGCTCTTGCTCGCGCCGGAATCTCCGGCATTGCGCATCTTCATGGCGGCTCTACCGTTCCGCATCGGGACACGATCAGAGGATTCCAAGAAGGAAAGCATCAGGTCATGTTGGCCACTCTTGGAACAGGCGGGACAGGAGTTGATCTTCCTGACTTGCGCGGTGATCGGCCACGAACTGTCATTATGATGACCGGACCACTTGCTGCCGACCAAAACGTACAGGCAGTCAGTCGAACCATCCGGCTTAGCAGCAAGTCCAATTCTAGGTTGGCATGGTTCTTCTCCAACGCGCCGATTGACGACTGGGGTCGCAAGTTGCTCGCCGGGAAGATGGCCACACTTGGCGCGGTCGTCAAGGGCGAGGTCGAGAAACTACAATTGCCGTTCGACATCGGCTCTGAAGGCATGGAAGACCTGATTGCCAGCAATCGAGACCAGATTGCCCGTTCGCAACTCGACGAACCTTACGAGTGGCGTCAACTGACAGGCCTTCCCCAAATCCAACGAGAGGAAGACCAACAAAAGCCGCTGTTCGAGGGTATGGACCTTGGCCGCAGGAAACGGGGTGGAAGCGAGGCTCACCGGCCGCCGCCCAAGGGATACAAGCGTCGGAGTTACACCCAAGACGGCACCCCCGAACGCTACACCATGACTGCTGGCGAGATTGCCGAAGCAGTGAAGGGATGGAAGGAACCCAGTAAGGCGCAGATCGAGGCCGAGAACTACACCAAGCCCACAATTGCCTGGAAGGGCCTCACCATCAAGATCGAGACACCCAAGGGCAAGAAGCGAAACCCAGCATGGCCAGAGATGCCCGCCCACTACGGATATTTCTCCCGTGTAGGCGATCAAGCCAGTGAAGATGCCCGCGACGGAGACAAGCCCGACGTGTTCATTGGCCCAAATCCAGCCAGTGACTTGGTTGTGGTCATCGACCAGGAAACACCGAGTGGAAGGTTTGACGAATGGAAGGTCATCATTGGCTGCAACAGCAAAAAGGAAGCAGTTGACCTGTACCGTTCTGCCTACACGTCAGGCTGGCGAGTTGGGCCTGCGACCGCGATGACATCAGAACAGTTCAGGGCGTGGCTCAGTGAAATGCCAGACAAGGGGCGAATCGCCGAGCAGGTGAGTAAGTACGCCGCCAAGTACGACTTCTCAGACATTCACCCAAGGCACGAACAAAACAAGCGTTTCATCGAAAAGCACGCCAGCCTGACCCTGGCCCAGACCATCGACCGGCCGCCGACCCCCGGTGAACGCAAGACCTACGACGACTACGTTGACTTCCTGAAAGTCGGCGGGACGAAGCCCATGCCATTCAAGGATTGGCTCAAATTCCACCGCACGACCAAGTATTACCAAGCCCAGAAGGAACGTGAAGATGCCGCAAAAGCTGCCGCTGGAAGACGTGATTCAGAAGGCCCTGGAGAAGACCCAGAAGTCGAAGGAATGCCCGATCAAGACCTGGAAACAAGAGAACGAGCGGGACCGCGAGATTCAGGAGCGGTGGGACAGGGCGGCGAAGCCGAGCAACTGATCGGCGGCAAGGCGGACAAAGGACTGGAAAGAGCGGCTACGTCTGTCAGCAACATCAATGCAGTGCGAGAATTTGCAGCGAATCTCTACGCGGCTTATTACGAAAGCTAACGCCAATGATCGTTAAACCAATAGTTCCGCACAGTCGATAGCTACCTCAACTGATCGCTTGACAGATGATTTAGGTCATGCTACGATGACGGTGTTAACAGAACATTTCGATCACGTCCCGCCCGCAGTAAGTTCTGCGGCTGCTTGCCGCCGTTCTGTTAACACCTGCGGCGGGGCTCCGTACTCGCGTCCAATGTTGATCCAGCGAGCCTATAAGACGGAGCTACAACCTACAACTGAGCAGCAGGAGTCGCTGGCTCGGCATTGTGGAACGGCTCGATTTGCCTTCAACTTCGCATTGGGACGCAAAATCGCCCACTACGAAAAGACAGGCAAGACACTGCCATACCGCGAGGTTGACGCAGAGTTCAACGCGAAGAAGCGGCCTGGAGGCGAGTTTGAGTGGGCGAACTCGGTCAGTAAGTGGTCGCATCAGGCAGCGATCCGAGACTGCGAGGCGGCATTCAAGAACTTCTTTAGAGGTATCAAGAGCGGTAAGAAGGTCGGCTTTCCGAAGTTCAAGTCAAAACACAAGTCAACGCCGAAGTATCGTGTTGCTGGTGAAGTCGTCACTGTTTGTGATGACCGCATACGCCTTCCCAAAATTGGTTTTGTCCGCCTGATGCGTTGTGGCTACATCCCAACATCCACCGTCAAGATCAACTCCGCCACAATCAGCCAGCGTGCTGGTCGCTGGTTCGTATCGGTCCAGGTCGAGGAAGACATCGTAGTGCCTGAAAACCAAGGGCCTGCGGTTGGAATCGACTTGGGCCTATCTCACTTCTGTGTTGGTTCAGATGGTTCTCGGCTTGACCCGCCGCGTCCACTGTGCCGTTCATTGAAGAAATTGCGTCGCCTGTCCCGCCGTCATTCCCGCAAACAGAAAGGATCAAACAACCGTCGCAAGTCAGCAGGCAAACTTGCGAAGCTGCATTTCCATATCGCCTGCCAACGCTCCGACTTCATCCACAAGGCAAGTGATTACTATACGGCCAATTTCAGTTTGATCGGAATTGAAGACTTGCACGTTGCCGGGATGCTCAAAAACCGACATCTGTCGCGGGCGATAAGCGATTCGGGATGGAGCGAATTTCGGCGTCAAGTCGAGTATAAATCGGCGTGGCGTGGCGGAACAGTTGTTGCTACCGATCAATGGTTTCCGTCATCGAAAACGTGCAACGTTTGCGGCTTGAAACGCGATAAGTTGCCGCTATCGGTTCGTCAGTGGACGTGCGATTGTGGTGCGGTACACGACAGAGACGTAAACGCATCATTGAATCTTAAAAACTACGCTAGGGCGGTGGTTGCCGACCGAAGCGATCCGCAAGGGTTAACGCCTGTGGAGATTGCCGTTGGGCGGTCTGTGAAGCAGGAAGCACTGGAGATAGCCTAAAATAAATGACTATGAAAGTGGCAACACAATAGGCCAGAAAGAACTTTTGATTTGAATGCACTGACAGACGGAATACGCCACGAAAAGGAACACACGGAATCCGAAGACGTGGCCAGTGAAATCGCCCGCGACCATTCAGCCAGTGACCCACTGTACTATACGAAGCTGTCAAAGATGGAGGCTGACGATGCTGATTCAGAAGAGTCGGAGACGCCTGACCAGGACGCGGACGAGGATCAAGAGCAGGAGGGGTCCGAGGATGAGGCTTCAGTCCAGCCCACGCGACCTTCGCGAAGCACTGGCCGCCCGTCAAAACACTCGCTGAACGCTATTCGCAGCTTCGCCGCCTCGTTGTATACTGCTTATTACCAGGATCAAAACGAATAAGGAGCTTTTCGATGACAAGCGATCTTTTTCACGACGCGGCGCGGGCGTACTATGGGGTGGGGCCAGAGGTCTACACCCTCGCCAACATTGCAACATGCGGGAATGCGCCGCCAAAATACGCCCTCGGCGACGACGCCCCAGTAGCGCCCGACCAGTACGCCGTCAAGCCGATGAAGGATCAGCCGTCGCTTTTCAATAAGATGACAGAACCAGCACCGTCGCCAGCAGTTAGCGAGCCTTCTGTGGCACAAAAACCACCGGCGACAGCAACGCCAGCCATCAACCGCAAGTCTCTGCAAAAGTACAACCCACTCGCTGGCGATCTGTTTCGTGCGGCAGAGCTTCTGTCTAAGAAAGGCTTGCACAAGGATGCCGCACAAGCGCACAGTGGACTGGCAAGATATTTCGGCGCGTTGGCCAAAAATACGGACGACCTGGAAGCGGCGCGATTTGCCAAATATCACTCAGATCAGGCAGATTTCCATGCAGGACAGCCTGCTCCGTCAGGAACAAAAGGTTACGTTAAGCCGACGTTTGCGCAGCCAGAAACGATCCCAGACACCCCTGAGCAGAAGCATTTCGAGTACGCCCTTGGTGATTCCAATACGGGCTCCGTTGACGACGACCCCATGATGAAGCGAAAAGGAGCGTCAGGAATGTACCCGGCGCAGCCAAGGCCGATGTCGTCTTTTGGAACTCGAATCACGCTTGCTGGAGACTATCCGTCCAAACCCGACTACTCCGAGACCGGCACAGGCGATCATGTCACTGCCGACAAAGAAGACTACGGGATCATGGATGCGGCCAAGAAGGCGGCCCTGGGCGCGGGGATTGCCATGTCGGCAATGGGCGGCGGATGTGCCAAGCCTGAATCAGCTTCACCACCTGCTGCAACGGCCGACTCGTCTGGCTTTACCGATTCGGCACAAAACAACGTTCAGACTCGGCTGCGACATGCCAGGCATAACGTCGCCCGCATGAAGGCAAGACAAGCGACGGGAGGCGGGCCAGGAGTGGGCGTGTCCGTTCAGGCACCAAAGATCGACTACTCCCTAACCGGAACGGGCACCGTTTTGCCGCCGCCACCACTGCCAAAGCCAAGGTATCCGGCGACCAAGACACTACAGAAACTAGGAAAGTCTCCGCCGCCGCCGCCACCTAGTGCTGCAGAACGAAAGAGACAAGAATCTGCAGGGCAACAGATCGCGGCGGAAAAGAAAGGTGGATTTGCAGGACAATTCAACTACAGCTTGCCAGACGAAGAAATCGACTATTCCCTGACTGGCACGGGAGACAGATTTGACGACAAGTACGCCGCCGCCGCCCCCCCGCCTCCGCCTCCACCGCCCGGCAAGGGCACCTATGGTGATTTAGCCAAAGCCGCCAAACAGCTTCAAGGCACCGGGATTCACCTAAGAGATCTCCTGCCTTCCGAAACAACGGCCGCACCAACCCAAGCCAGTCCAACACCAGCAGCGACAAAGCCAGCAACTTCCAAGCCACGAATTCCCGAAGAATTGAGAATGGCGGCTCAGCGAATTCAGCAACGGCATAATTCCCAACAGAAGGTTCCGCCATCCAACAAGCCCTGGTCCTAGTAGACTTCGGTACGAAGTTCTTTGACCCACTTGATGTTCAGGTTGCAAGCCATGACCAAAAGTTCTTTCTGCACCGCTGTGTTTCGTGCGTACTACGGACAACCTGAACGCTACCGTCAGGTCGAAGAGCCGCAGCCAGAACGCCCCGACATGCCGCCCCAGCTCCTGTCATCGGGGAGCAAAGAGCGTCCGTACATCAAGATGCTGTATCCTGATGGACGAAGAATCGAGTACCTGTTTGGCGACCATGTGAACATGCTTGGCGCGTTGAATCACAGACGCAACGGTGGCCGCCTTGCCAAGTTCCTTGAAGACGCCCACGACACCGGCATCGTAACCCACAAAACCGACCTGGGGACAGGCCACAAGATGCTGTCCAATAGGCAGAAGGCAGAGTGGGAACGGGAGATGGCCAAGCCAGAGACGCCTGCGCCGGACAGAGAGATTGACCCCAGAAACGAGACCATCGCTACAGAGATGGCAGGCGAAAGCCAGTACGCAGTAGGTGCCCAACCAATGGACAAGTACGCCGTGAAGAAGCCAAGGTCGATCTTTGACAGTTTGCCCGACCTGTCCGATCCTGGGCGTGAGCAAAAATACGCCAGTAAGTCGAGTCGTAAAAGCAAACCACAGCAAGGCCAGACCTCATGGTTTGACAAAAATCCAGCCGAGCCAGCCGTCGTCAAGGTAGACAAACTGCCGGACATGCCGGAAATGGCCCCGGTGACGACGGCAGACACGCCATCATCTACTGCACAGAAATCGCTTGTTGCTGGCGGAGAATCCATTGCTCCGCCTCCAACGAAAGCACCCACAACAGTCACCAAGACCACTAAGGCCCGTCCACTCAGTGACGAGCGTCGCGTCAAGGGACTGCAAGATGACTTAGGAAACTGGTTCCGAATTCATAACCAGGACATTCACGGCCTTCCACCCGACTCTGCCGTGAAACTTGTCAAATATCTTGCGCACGAAGGACGACTGTTTCGCTTGAGCCATGTGGATCACCCGGAACATGGCAGCTTCATCCATGTTGAACATGGCGTCCCATCCGACGTGCCACGTCAAGGTCGTGGAACGCGAGTCGAGATGCAAGCGGTCTCTCCAGAAACAAGTCAGGCGATGAAATACCTCCCTGCGAATCACCCGCTAGTCGAACTCGCGTCTGAAATGATGTACGGCCCAAAGGATATCACTAAGACTACGAAGACGGGCGTAAGAAGAGCCGTCAGCGCCGGCGTAGATCCAGAACTCGTCAGAAAGCGAGCATCATTCCTGGCCAACGCCGTTTTTCCTGAGCGAGGCGTCGGAAAGGGCAAGCTGGAAGGCTTGAAGCCATCTCCGCCAACAGCAACACCACCCACCGAGCCAAGAGAGCCAGTGATTGGTGGACGCGCAGACGAAACCGTTTATCCTCAATTACCGGTTGCTACGGGACCAGTCGTCACGCCACCTCAGCAACTCGATCCAAAAACACGGCGATTCAGCCCGTTCTCGCTCTCGTCTAGTGCCAAGCAGTTCGCCGACGCCGTGGTCGAGAAGTACACCCAAATTTGCCAAGTAGACGACCTACTCCAACGGTTCTCCGCAGCCTACTACGGCGAGGTCGAGCGGTACGGAGGTCAGCAGGCCGGACACCATATCGACTTCGAGGGGTTCAACAACGGCATTCCGGCCGCAACCATGATGCAGCCGATGAAGTTGCAGTCCGCTGTCGGGAATGGGCCGCCACGCCACGGACGAGGGACCGGGGCCAAGGCTGGTACATTTGCGCCAAATCCATTGTCCGGCGCAAACAAGTATGCCGCTACCAAGGTCAAGGAAACAAAAGATCGTGCTCCTACCCCTGGACAGACGAGTTTGTTTGATGCCCCACTGTCCGCAGATCTTCCGAAGCCAGAGCATAATGTGCCATTTGGAGTTACATCAGCATCTGTGCCGCCTGGGAAAGACTGGCACGTAAAAGCATTGGACGCGATCGGACTCGCACCTGTTACCACAAAACCCAGAGCGGAAAATCCGCAAACTCAACCAGCAACCGCTTCGTCGCCGCTTCAAAAAATGTTCACGCCTCCGCGTGACCTAAAGTCCATTCCGCACGCTGAACTCGTCAGGCTACATCGTCAAGGCGACAAGCCAGCGACTACATTCCTTTGGCAAAAGATCCAGCCTAGCATCGAGTACATGAAGAAGAAGTTCCCGAACTACACAAATGCCATCGACAGGCTGGTCTCCAAACGCGAAGGCGAAGACGGCAGCCCACTTCCTGGAACTTTTGAGATTGCGGCCGACAGCTACGATCCAACGAAACTTGGAAAGAAAAGCGGCAAGCCAGCAAGTTTTTCAACCCATCACCAAGGCATCCTGTACAACTACGTTAAACAATACGTTGAGCGACATCCCTGGGATACCGACAAAACTTCGGACACAGGCATAGGAGAATACACTGGCGACGACGAGCCGATTCGAGGACGAGAGGCTGTTTCACGCGAAGCCGATCCAGCCGACGTTCTGTTGGCGCAAGAAGAGCCAAGTGGACGCCAACAGAAACAGGAGGCATTGAATCGCGAGTCTTTTTTGGTTCACGAAGAAATGAAAACATGGCCAGACACTGACCAATGGATAATGGAAGCACACCTAGCCGGCTGGGAGCCAAAAGACATCTCTTCTGTACTCCAGGCCGACTTAGGGAGCGATCAACTGAAGTTCATGTCTAGGCACAAAAACAAGAAACTCAGATCAATTGTAGATGATGAATTTAGGTCCAATGTAGTCAAGTCTCTTCCGTGGAGACCAACACCTGAAACGGTGGCAATGAAAATTCGTTGGCTTACCGATACGCTCCGCGAAAATCCGACGTTCTCCAAGATTCGACAGAAGCGAGAGAACCCAGACCTACGCGATGCCGCCGAGAGGTTCGCTGACGACGTGATGAAAGTGATGTTCCCGCATCTTTTCCCGCAGCCGAAGCCGCAGGCCGAGCCTGAGCGACTTTCTGAGGCCGACTTAATCGCCAGAGACAAAGCCATCAAGGAAATCAAATCACGTCAAGCTGCAGAAAAAAGGGCTGCAACCAAGCGGGCCAAGCTCGCTCCAAGACCATTGCTTCAACTGGAAAGCAAGAACGCCCTCACCGCACCCGTCGAACAACTGCAAACCATCCCTGACTCCCCAACAGGTCACCCTGCCCCTCCACGACAACCGCCGCTTGAAGGCAATGAACGATGGGCATTGGACACCGGGGAATCCAGTGACATCAACGAACTCAAGAAGCTCCACGCCGTTGCCACCAAACACGGTCTGATCTTCAAAATCAAGATGCCGCCACGTTCAACCGGTAAGCAGCAGATGGAGTCCATTCGCTGGTTCACCTTCACGCCTGCCAAGTGGAAGCAGCGGTTCACTCAACGAGGCCGACCGGAAAAGTACGGCTTGGCCATAGACGTATCCCCTCACCGAACCTACGGCGGGACCGAGATGCCATCGGGTCAGAAAGCACCTTCGGTCGGATCTGACGTGCTGGGCGCGATCGCATCCGGTCTGGTTGGCGGTCGTCGTGGCGGGGCAAAGACGGCCCGCGCGGTTGCGACGCCCAAACAGACTCGTCAGCCTGCCGGCCCAAGGCCCCCGGCCCCACCGAGAGCCTTGACGGCATCTGAAGCCGACCAACTTGGCAATGAGATGGTCCAGTCGCGTGTTAAGGCCGACAACGCCGGGCGAATAACTCGCACGAAACCCGGAGCGGCCGGGATGATCGACTACCCGGATTTGTCCGCAGGGGCAGAACAGCGCAGGACGCCCACAGTGAAGCCGCCAAAGACTGGACGGACTGCTGCGCAAACTAAGTCTCAGGAAGACATTGAACGAGAAGCCCAAACACGTCGTGACACCGCCATCGCCAAGTCATTGCGGGCAAAGCAGAGCCGGGAGCGGGCTGAGGCGATTGAGCGAGGCGAAGCCCCGCCAAGATCTAGGCAGAAGAAGTCGCAATCGGTTCCGACGGAAACAACCCAAGCGAGAGTAACTCTGAAATCAAGTGGAACACCTGAAGGACAGCCGATTCCTATGGTCACCGGAGGTGCCACGCAAATCCACGGAGAAGGAATCAATCCGGTAGTCGCCCATTACGCCGTCGTAAACATTGGAGACTTACAGCCGTCGCACATTGCCGACGCGCAAGGAGTGATCTCACCAAACCCGAAGTACAAGCACCCGGACGCGCAGCCACGAGACTACAGCCCTGGCAGCGAGAACCACAGGAAAGTCCTACGTCACCTCGACGATAAGGTTTCTGCCTACTGGACCACAGACAACCCAGACGCGCTCGCTGGGCCATCCACCGTAGATGAACACGGCCAAGTAAGTAACGGCAATGGAAGGGCAGTCACTGCCCTAATCGCAGCGCAAAAAGGTGACTACAAGTGGCTCAAAGATGCCGTCATTGCCAAGGCTAAGCAGTATGGATTCGATGACCAACAGATCAAGCAGATGGAACAAATGGAGCATCCATACTTGGTTCGGGTCCATCCAGGCATCCGATCTGGGAGTGACGAGTTCGCTAAGTTCGCCGCCATTGGCAACAAGGAAACACGGCAAACTGAGATGCCTATTCGTGAGGCTGCGTCCATTGGCAAAACGGTCCTGAGCCAAGATGACCTAAACGACCTTGCTGGCCAAGTCTCTGGTGAGACAACGATTGGACAGGTACTGAAAGCAAAGAATCACCCCATTGTGCAGAAGTTACGAGATCGCCTTGAAAACACTGCTGGCTACCACAAGTTCTTTGGAACGAACGGCCAACTACACGAATCGGGACGAGACCTTGTGGAAGACATGATTCTCAGTCGCTTCATTCGTCCACAAGTGCTTGAGAAGGGGTCCGAGACCCGGAGCCTGAAAAATGCGATTGGCACCGCTCTTCCGCACCTTATTCGCATCGGATCTCAAATCACTGAGCCGCTAGAAAAGGCGTTTGAATTTATCGCCAACAATCCTGGCGTAAAGAGTCTGGAGCAGCTTCGCGACGCAACGAAAAGGCAGGGGGCGCTTTTTGAGACCGGGAAAGAGGTGGACAGAGTTACGCAAAAACTACTGGAAGAGATGTATGCCTCCAAAAACAAGACTGGAGGCTTCAGCTCACCAGCCACTAGAACACTCTTCCACGAGATCGCCAAAGCAGCGTCCGATCGACGGCGAGACATTGGCGGACGATCATTGCTGGGAGAGCCCGAAACATCCTGGCTCGATGACGTAATCGGTGCTGTTCATAAGGCACGACGAAAGACCGAGGAGGTCGAGCGACTGAAAGCCGAGGAACAGAAACGAAAGTCTGCACAAGCAAAGTCGCCAACCCTGTTTACAGCCAGACGCCACGACGCCGCCGTCGAGCTTTACAGCGCCGTTCACGCCGCCTACTACCACAAAGTGACTTCTCCACCCCAACGGGTAGCACGCAAAAATAGTGCCCCCAAGAGGTCAAAAGTCCATTGACTCACTATCCGTAGATAGCGATATTACCAGAAGTATGAATGGAAACAACGGAAACGGTCACCGAGCAACGCAACGACTGGCCAACGAATCCCTGTTGGACGAGCGATGGGCATTGTTCCGAAAAGAACTTTTGAGCCGCATCGACCGCAACCCTGAGCTTTACCTGGACGCCAACATCCAGTTTCAGGTCATCCGTGGCCGCGTGATGAATGCCAACGCGACCGAGAAGCACGACGGCGTGGAGTTCACTGACCGGTTCAGAATCAAGGAACACGTTCCCGTAGGCTAGGCGGCGCGAAGCTGCCATTCAACTTACAGACCGACTCATAGACGAGAGGTCGCCCCATGTAAAAACGTGCGGCGACCTTTCGTTTTTGACGCCCAAACAATGATCATTACGTACCGTTACCAACTCCGAACCACCGTAAAACAGCGATCTGAGCTTGACTCAATCCTGTCCCAGCAACGGTGGCTGTACAACGAAGCGTTAAGTTGGAGAACTTTTGCCTACGAAACTTACGGCGTGTACGTTTCGTATGTCGATCAAAGCCGGTGGCTAACCTACCTGCGATCCAATGACAGCAAAATGGCGTCGCTTCCACTCAGTATTCAGCGAGGAACATTAAAGCTCTTGGATCGTGCATTTTCCGGATTCTTCAGTCGAGTCAACCGCCATGACAAGGCTGGATATCCTCGTTTTCGTAGTCATCACCGCTTTAGAACGTTTGCCTTCAATGAATTCATTGGAGTTCGCTTGACTAGCAAGCAGTTGAGAGTCAAAGGCATTAGCGGTGGATTGAGAGTCAATCTTCACCGTCCGCTTCCCGAGTACGAAAAAATCTTGTCGTGTTCGTTCAAGCGAAAAGCGAACAACAAGTGGGAAGTTGCCCTGGTTTTGCGGGTTCCATCGCCAGAAAAAAAGCCGATTGTGACAAAGGTTGGCATTGATGTGGGGCTGACATCGTTAGCGACGCTTTCGACTGGTGAAAGCATCCCGAACGTTCGACCGACAGCTCGTGCAGAGAAGTGCTTGCGAGTTGCCCACCGTGCCTTCTCGCGATGTCAGAAAGGCAGTAACGGCCGCACGAAAGCCAAGGCGAAAGTCCAGCGAATTCACGAGACAATCCGCAATACGCGAAGCACGTACCTGCATCAAGTATCGGCGGACTTGGTACGTCGATTCAACTTGATTGCCGTCGAAGACTTGAACATCAAAGGCCTCACTCGGTCGCATTTGTCGAAGTCAATCAACGACGCGGCCTGGGGTCGATTGCGATTTATGCTGGCTTACAAGGCAGAATGCGCCGGTGGTCAGTTGGTCTCAGTCGATGCTCGTTATACGTCACAGGACTGTTCGCGCTGCGGAGATCGGGTTCCAAAGTCGCTCTCCGAACGAGTTCATTCTTGTCAAAGTTGTGGGCTTGTTCTGGGCCGCGATCACAACGCTGCCTTGAACATTCTGCACCGGGCGGTAGTGCGCCCGGCGTTGCCTAACGTGGCCGGCTACGGCGAGCGTGCAACGGGATCGACCGGCTCGCGAAAAACGATCCGGGACACTACCCGACCCAAAGACGAGAGTTGTTCATTGGTGCTCTGTTAATGCTTGCGTAACTCCATGTCAACGATCAAGTTACCGATTCCCGAACAGAACGAATCACTCGAACGCTACACCGTTCGCTGTGCCAAGTTCGCCAAGGGCGTTGATCCGGAAGAGTTCAACGAAGCGGTCTGGTCGATGTGGGGGCAGTACCGGGGGCCGACCGACGCTGAGAAGATGGCCGCCCGCAAGTTCAACCCCGATCGGTACGAACTCGACAAGGGCATCTGCGTATTCTCCGAGCACGAGACAACCACCGCCAAGGGCGAGCACCGCAAGTACGACCTGAAAGAGCTTGCCAAGATCGTTCGGGGGAACAACGACCGCATTTCCGACGTGGGCGCGTTCCCAGCCATTTCCGACGGTCACACATCGAACCCGGAAGACCCCACTCAGCGTGAACCGCCGATCCTTGGGTACGCCGGGAACTATCGGCTCGGTCTGATCGGCCACAAGAAGCCTCGCTGGGCCGTCTTTCACGACGAGTACCAGAAGAAAGAGCACGTCAAGACGCTTCGGGAAGAGAAGCCCCGCCGATCGGTCGAGCTTTGGACGTTCAAGGATGGCCGGGCGCATTTTGACCCAATCGCGGCCATTGGCTCTGAGGCACCTCGGCTTCCGCTTCCGCAGCGATTCACTCAGTTCGCCTACCAAGACGCCACGGTGGAGAAGTACACCTTTGCCGGCAACTATGCTTCGCCGGGCGGGAACACGTTTGTGCCGTCGATGATTGGCGATCAGCGCAAGCCTAAAAAACAGCCGGAAGGAAAGTATGCTTGGGGGCATGATCCGCATCAGGAAACAGACGAACAGCCTCCAGTCATCGCTCGCAACGCCATAACGCAAAAGCAGAAAATCGGCAGCGTTTCATCGCCTCGATCGAATGTCACCTCTCGCATTCCAACAGCATCCGCTGGCCCCCCGATTCCACCGCCCAAATCCAAAGACCGTTACGCCGCCGAGCCGGCTGGCAAGGCGACTCCCATTACCCAATCAACAGGAGATAACGCCATGCCCATGCTGGCACCGCAAGACCTTCAGCAGGTCATTCACGCAATCTCGCAGACTCCCCAGTTCGACTTCCTGACCAAGCTGCTCGAAGCATTCAAGACGCCCGATGGACTCATTGAGGCCATTCAGGGCGGTGGCGCGGGCTTGGGAGGTGACGAGGGCCTAGAAGGCGGACTCGACCAGGGCGGCGACGAAGCGATGGACCAGGGCCTCGGAATCGCGCCCGAAGGCGACGACCTGGGAGACTTGGACGCCCTTGGAAGCGGAGAAGGCGATGACCTTGGCGGAGGAGAAGAACCCGAACCCACGCCTGGACCGGAAGGCGAACCGTCCGGTGAGGCACCAACCGAAGAGGAACCCGAACCGGAGAAACGATCCATGAGCACTTCAGGCAATGCCGTTGTCGAAAAGTACACCCAACTTCAGCGCTCGCACAACGAGGCCCTGAAGGACATGGCCACCATGCACGCTCGCATTCAGCAGTTGGAGCGAGTTAACGCCAATCACGCTCGCCGCGCCAAAATCTCGGACTTGCAAAGCCGCTTCCCGACGTTCATCGACGCCAGTGAAGAACTGGAACGATGCCTGTATAGCCAGAAGGGCAGCATGACGGATGCGGAGTTCGAGAAACACATCGCCGACGTTGAGCGTTACGCCGAGAAGCACGCCAAGGCCAGCGTCTATATCCCGACCGGGGACGCCCCGAAGACGGAAGAAGATTTGGGATCGCCGGAGAAGTACGCGATGTCCCAGAAGATCAACCAGCGAGCCGTCAAGATCGCGACCGACTACGCGAGCAAGAACCCCGGCAAGGTCATGGCCTACGAGGAAGCGAAGCGGATCGCTCGCGAGGAACTGACGAAGTAACTCAACCACCGGCTTCCGTCCGGTTACTTGAAGGAGAAGAACTATGCCGCTCTTGAACCCGAATTATGTGGCCGGTGAAAACCTGTATCCTGCTCGGATCGTCAAACGAGCCACCGACGAAAACAACGCAGTTCTGATGGCTGACGACGGCTCGGCAGTACCTGTTGGCGTCGTTTTCAACGGAACTCGCGAGGCACCGATCCCGTCTGTCACGACCGCCTATGCGGCGCTGGACCAAGAACCTGTTCGCGTTCACGGTCCAGGCGATGTGGCGGAAGTTGAGATCGGCGAAACGCTGACGGATGGCTGTGAAGTCATGGCCGGCACCAATGGCGTGGCGATGATTGCGACTGCCGGCAACTACGTCGTTGGCATCTGCCAGCGAGGTGTCGCATATTCGTCCGGCGAGAAAGCCTGGATTCACGTCATGATCTACCAGAAGAACGCCTAACCCACTGCAACGCGACGTGCCGTAGCCAAAGAACGGGGTGCATGTCCGGAACCAAGGAGATTTACCATGCCGCTCTCGACCGGAACTTACGCCCTGCCCGGTGCATATAACACCTATGTGCAGAACCCCGACGCTACGGGCAACCTGATCATCACGTTCAGTCGCGACCCGTCGAAGTTCGCCCTGCCGCGATACGCCCAGTACCGACCCGTGACCAAAAGCGCGGGCCTGTTCTTGCGGATCAAGGCAGATGAATGTGCCCGCATCCTGGACGCCGACTTGAACGACTACGTGTGGCCCGACGGCGGCGACGCCCCCAAGCGAACCCACACGGAGCAGTTTCGTTACGAGTCCTACCGGGCCACTCGGTACGCCTACCCTATGCAATTGGGCGAGCTGGCGATGGAGGAGGCCGACTGGGACATCGAGGGCGTCCACAAGATGTTCAACGCCCAGAAGGCCATGACGGCGCGGACGGTGAAGACCATCCAGCAGCTGGAAACGGTCGCCAACTGGGACTCGACCCACGTCAAGTGGACCAACGAGATTTCTGGAAACACCAGCTACAGCTGGGAAGCCTCCACGACCTCGCTGATGGACATCAAGCGGTCGATCACCTACGCCGTGCAGGTCATCCAGAAGGGTACTCGTGGCGTCGTGACGCACAAGGACCTCATGCTGGTCATGTCCCCGGCCACGGCTGCGAAGATCGCTCTCTCGCAAGAGATCATCGACTTCGTGAAGCAGCAGGCCAGCGCGCCGCAGATCACCGAAGGCGCGAAGTGGGGCCTGGACTTCTACGGGATGCCCCCGACGCTCTACGGCCTGCCCGTGGTCATCGAAGACGCCGTGAAGGTCACAAGCGAACGCGGTGCGACCACCACGACGGACGACTGGGCGATGACCGAAGGCAACGTGTTCGTTCTGGCCCGGCCGGGAGGAATCGAAGCCGTCGCTGGTGGTGGCCCGTCGTTCTCCACGATCACGATCTTCTTCAAAGAAGAAATGACCGTGGAAACCAAGAAGGACGTGGACAACCGCAGGTGGGATCACCGCGTGGTCGATCACTTTGATCCGATCATGACCGCACCAGTCAGCGGCTTCCTGTTCCGTGGCGTCACCGAGACGACCGACAGCAGCAGCGGAGACTAATCTGTGGCCGCCTACGCATCCATTTCGGACCTCATAACTCGCCGTGACAAACGGCTCATCGGCGAGTTAATGGGGGACATGAACGACACGCCCACTGACGCAGAGCTGCTTGCCAGCGATGTGTTGAGTGAGCTGCTCGTGGATGCGTCCGGCCAAGTCGAGTCTGCGATGCTATCCGGCAAGCGGTATCTGCCTGCCGACCTGGAATCACTGACGGGCAACTCGCTGGGGTTCCTGAAGAAGATCGTCTGTACGATTGCGATGGCCGACCTTTACGAACGTCGGCCGGGCTACCACATGGAACAGGCCAAGGCTTACACAGAACTGGCGCAAGCCTATCTGAAAGCACTGCGAAACGGCGAGAACCTGTTCAACCTGGACGACCACATCAACGCCGCAAACCCAGACACAACTGCTCCGACGGTTGTTGATTACACAAACCTGAACTTTTACCCAGAACAGATGGGCAGGCACCTCGTTCCCAGATGGAACCGTTTGCCCGCAGGACGTTAAAGAAGGAGAACGAACATGGCAGCTGGCGTTTTTAGCGGCATTCTTCCGATGGGATTCCCGCATCGCAGTACCGGCGCAACGCTCGTTGAGTTTGGCAGTGCCGCAGATACAGGTTCCGGTGACGACGCTACGATGCTGAAACTTGGCTACTGCGAAGACCGAGTTCAGATCGACGAGAGACCTCAGTGGGAAGACATCAGGAACGACATCTTCGGCGGCATGGCCGGGATTCCTTCGGAGGTCCAGTACCTCGGGTCTGTCGTCTACGTCCATTGCAACCTGAATCGGTTCAATGACTACCACATCAAGAAGTTGTCCTCTATTCACCCGTCACTTTCTCAGGTCGTTGGCGCAGAAGTGGCCAATCAGATGACTGGAACGACTGGCGATGTCGTTAGTGGGCCGATGGGCGCGTTCATGCGACAGGGTGACAACGCGACGATCACCTACATGGAAACCCTACGACTGTCGTCTGCTACAGAAAACTTGACTTTCCACAAGGCATTTCTGCGGCAAGGAAAGCGGTTTAACATGGGTGTTCGGCACCAGCAGGTGATGCTCGTGTTTGAGTGCCACATCTACAGCCCGTGCGACCTGGAGTTGTACGAAATCGCAGCCGGTACAAACCCCTGTACCTAATTGACATCCCACTTGGCACGTAAGCAAAGCCGCGAGTTGCCACTATGCCTTTCCTCGGAGTAGTACCCCAGTCGTTTCCGCACTTCGCCACTGGGCCGACGTTGGTCCAATTCCACGGCTACAATCTGGGCTACTCCGAGGACCGAATCCAAATCGACGAAACGCCCTTCTTCCACGAAGTCAAGAGCGATGGATTCGGTGGCTCTGAAGGGCCGCCCTGTGACGTGCAGTATCTTGGATCGCTTATCTACGTCCGCTGCTCGCTGAATCGGTTCAACCAGACGACTCTTAAAAACCTCAGTAGTATTGCGACTGAAGATGCTCGCATTACTGCGCCTGGAATCATGCCTCGTGCTGGCTGGTACATGCGGCAGGACGACGGGTTGGAAGAACTGGTTCTAACCAGTAAAGAATACATCGTCACGTTCGCCAAGGCCGTTCTTCGCCAGGGTCGAAAATGGACAATGGGCACGCGACATCAAGCATTCATCTTGCTGTTTGAGTGTCACATTGACAACGCCTGTGACTGCAAGATCCTTGAGTACGGCGACGGGGAAGATCCCTGCGATCCAGCCTACCCGTATCCGTGGACTGAATCTCACCAAACTCTTTACGCACTAACCCACCCAAGGACCTAACAATGGCAGAAACCAAAGACGGAACGCCAGAAACCACCACCGAACGAGACATCTTTCGCTTCCACGACGGCACCAAAGATCGCGCCGCCGACCCCATGAAGATCTGGTTTGCCATGTGGGCAGACGAAACGATCGACCTTGAAAGCGCAATCAAGCGGTTTGAGAACAACGAAATGGAGG